GGCTATTAGGGGGTCGATCTTTTGGAAGAGTGTGGATTTCTTGCAACTATAGTCTTGCATAAATGTCACACATAAAAAGGGGGGGACTGTTTTTGTCACCCTTGCAATTTCAGACTTTTGTTCCTGATTTGCAGCCGATTGTGTTTTTTGTTAGCTAACCAATGTTAAGGATCAATACATGACAAAACGAACAACAACAGGCGGTGTAATTATCGGATCGTCTTATGACGAGGCCAGAACTCGCAAAATGAATGCGGACGCACAAATCGCAGAACTGGAACTGGAGAAAGTAAAGGGTACACTGTGCCTAACGGACGATGTCGTGAAGGCATGGGAAGGCGTATTGCACGCATGTAAAACACGCTTCCTGTCGATCCCCAGTAAGGTGGCCCGTGTCCTCGCCAGCGAAACCAACCCAGGTGTGTGCGAGGAGATACTGGAAAGCCAGATGCGGGAGGCGTTGGCAGAACTAGCGAACTATGCGCCTGCCAGCGATCCCGTCGCCATCATCTCGTCCGCTCCAGAAGAAGAAACAGAAGTCGCCCCGCCGAAACGAAAGCGCGGTCGGCCACGCAAGGCAGTATCAGCAGGTATTGTATGAGCCCAGATACAACAGGGCCAGCCCTTCCTTCTGATTTGGGTAAAATGGCGATGGAAAAACTGGCGGGTGCGATGAAGCAATTAACCCCGCCACCAAGGCTGAGTGTAGCTGAGTGGGCTGACCTTGAGCGGCGGCTAGATGCGCAATCTAGCGCAGAACCAGGACGATGGTTAACGAGCAGGGCCGAATATCAACGAGGCATCATGAATGCCTGCTCGGACCCAACTATTCGCGAAGTTGTTCTAATGTGTGGCGCCCAATTGGGTAAGTCAGAGATGTTACTGAACACTATTGGTTATCACATTCACCACGATCCATGCCCAACATTATGTATGCAGCCGACAGTAGATATGGCGCAATCTTTCTCAAAAGATCGTATTACTGCCGGCTTATTGAAATCAACCCCTTGTTTGCGCGACAAGGTTAAAGACAGTAAGGCGCGTGATGCGAATAATACTACATTGCACAAGGCTTTTCCAGGAGGTGCTCTGTCTCTTGTGGGTGCTAACAGTCCTGCTTCCCTTGCTTCTCGCCCGATCCGTGTTGTTCTGTGTGATGAAGTTGACCGATATCCTCCTAGTGCAGGCGAGGAAGGTGATCCGATTTCTCTTGCGAAGCGAAGGGCAGCTACTTTCTGGAACAGAAAGATCATCCAGGTAAGCACCCCCACGAATCGTGGTGCCAGCCGGATCGAGGCTGCATACGAAGAGAGCGACAAACGTAAATACCTGGTGCCTTGTCACGCCTGCGGTCATTCGCAAGAGCTGCGATGGGCAAATGTTGTCTGGGAAACCGGGCCAAATGATGCTGTTTATCATTGTGAAGACTGCGGCGCGATCTGGACAGACAATCAACGACAGGCCGCGATTCGCAGGGGTGAGTGGGTTGCGCAAGAACCGTTTGCGGGAATAGCCGGGTTCCATTTGAACGGTTTGTACTCGCCCTGGCTGGTATTGAGTGATGCGGTCGAAGAATTTCTGGCTTCACGCAAAGATCCCATGCGCCTCAAGACGTTCGTTAATACGTTCCTCGGCGAAACCTGGGAAGACGCAGGTGAGACGATTGACAACATGGCGGTCGCGGAGCGACGCGAACAATACGACCCAATTCCAGAGCAGGTCGTGTTACTTACCGCAGGGGTCGATGTGCAGGACGACCGGCTGGAATGTGAAGTAGTTGGCTGGGGTGATGGCGAAGAGTCGTGGCAGATCGGATATCACATCTTGCACGGCGATCCCAGCGCAACCAGAATCTGGAGTCAACTGGATGAAATCCTGCTCGCTAAATACGCGCATCCTGCCGGTGAAGATTTGATCGTTCGCGCCACCTGTGTAGACAGTGGCGGGCATCACACGCGCGCAGTCTACAATTACGCGAAGACAAGACAGGGTCATCACATCTTCGCCATCAAGGGTGTCGGCGGCGAGGGTCGCCCGGTAGTGGGGCGACCGTCAAAAAACAATATCGGAAAAGTCCCACTGTATCCGCTGGGCGTCGATACCGCGAAAGAGCTGCATTACGCAAGGTTGCGGATAGAAGACCCCGGCCCTGGATACTGTCACTTCCCAGAAACGGCGGATGATGAGTATTTCAAGCAGTTGACCGCAGAAAAAGTAGTGCTGAAATATCACAAAGGCTATGCAAAACGAACATGGGTGCAGACCAGAGCAAGAAATGAGGCGCTGGATGTTCGGGTTTATGCAATATCTGCGTTTGCTATATTAAATGTTAATATGACGGCTCTGGTAAAGCGTTTCTATGCGAATATAGAACAGCGTGAGCGAGAGTTAGTCAAAGAGGCAACAAAAAGACATCACCCGTTGTCAAATCCACGCCAATATGTCAATAGAAGAGGCGGCTTTGCCAATAACTGGAAGTGATGAGGCGCAATGGCTAATCTATTCGATGCGTCTAATGCTCCCACTGTCGAACCTAAACGCCTGGTCGTCGGCGATTTCGTCCAGTGGAAACGAGAAGCATTAGTCGAATCTTATCCTGTCGCCACACATTCAGCGGAATGGGTAGCGAGGCTCAAAGCGGGCGGTACGGAAGAAATAAAGGTTTCCGCCTCAGAGGCCAGCACTTATTACTTGTTCTCCATTGCCAGCACTGCTTCGGCCCTCTTTACGCCTGGTGATTATCACTGGCAACTGGAGATCACCGAAACGTCATCAGGAAATCGGATCGTCGTGGATCGCGGCGACATCACGATTATCGCCGATCTGGATGTTAACGGCTCCGACATCCGCACCCATGCCCAAATCATGGTGGACAAGCTACAATCCCTCCTAGAAGGGCGCGCCGATCAGGACATTACATCGTATTCCATACAGGGCCGATCCATCTCAAAGATGGCAATCACGGAACTGCTACAGTGGCGCGATTATTACAAGAAAGAAGCCGCCGCTGATCAACGTGCGATCGACATCGCGAACGGCAAGCAGGTTGCTTCGACCATCAAGGCAAGATTCCTATGAGTTTCTGGAGAGAGATGCTGGGGCTACCGGCTAAGATCCCGGCGATTCAACGCCGTGGCTATCATGGAGCCTCGACGGGGCGGTTGTTTGCTGATTTCACCTCTTCTTCGGGCAGTGCTGATCGTGAACTACGTTCGGGGCTGGTGTCACTGCGTAACAGATCCCGTGAATTGGCGCGCGACGATGTCTATGTAAAGCGTTACCTTACACTGTTGAAAACGAACGTCATCGGTGATTCCGGCATGATCCTACAGGTCAAGGCGCGCAACGCAGATAATTCGATCGATACTTCCGGCAACGATATCATTGAATCAAACTGGCGCAGATTCGGTCGCCGCGGCACATGTACGCCTGACGGCCGGATGTCGTGGATCGATCTACAGAATTATGTCGTCGAGGCGATGGCGCGCGATGGCGAGGCATTTATCCAGGTGATTTATAGCCAGCAGTACGAATACGGGATAGCCTTCCATCCGGTCGAAGCGGATCTGATCGACGAACAGAAAAACGAAATCACCAAGTCTGGCAATGAGATCAGGATGGGCGTGGAAGTAGACGCCATGCGTCGGCCAGTGGCCTACTGGGTCAGGCGCCGGCATCCCGGCGATACCGACTGGTCTACTTACAACCAGACTGAGAGTGTTCGCATCCCTGCCGATCGGATGCTGCACATCTATTCGCAGGAGCGCGCTGGGCAGACGCGCGGAGAGCCGTGGATGGCCCCGGCCATGTCCCAGATCAAGATGCTTAACGCACACCGCGAGGCGGAACTGGTCGCGTCAAGAATGGCCGCTTCGAAGATGGGCTTCTTCACATCGGACACAGGCACCGATATTCCAGCCGACGATTACGAAGACAGTGTTGTTCCGATTATCGATGCGGAGCCAGGAACATTCCACCAGCTACCTGCCGGCGTAGATTTCAAGGCATTCGATCCGACACACCCTGCGACAGCCTTTTCGGAATTCCAGAAGGGTATTCTGAGGGGGATCGCCAGCGGTCTGGGGGTGTCATATTCATCCCTGTCAAACGATCTGGAAGGCACATCGTATAGCAGTATCCGCCAGGGGGCCCTGGAAGAGCGAGATGCCTATCGCCGTATTCAGCGGCTCATACTCGACCATTTCGTCTTCCCTGCATATCGCCTCTGGTTGAGCCATGCACTTGAGTTCGGGCTATTCAATATTCCCGCAATCAAGTACGATAAGTTTGAACGGGCCAGCTCGTTCAGACCGCGTTCTTGGCAGTGGGTGGACCCACAAAAGGAGATCAACGCCGCAGTTATCGCAATGCACGCGGGTGTGATGTCGCTTTCGGATGTGAGTAATCAATACGGTCGTGACATCGAGGAGACATTCTCCCAGATTCAGCGCGAACACGAACTGGCGGATACACTGGGGATCTCTCTGGCATTTCAGCCATTCGGCGGCAGTCCAGCATCAAAGACAGGTCAGGATAGTAGTGATGAGTAATGCACAAGAAGAGCCTCAGTTGAGTTCTGAAGAAAAAGACTGTATAGACGCTGAAGTAATCACAGAGGTTCGAACATTGTCTGAGACGGAAGTGCTGGATACTGCTACTGAGGCGCAGGCATTGATTGATATCCCTGAAAATATCGATCGGCCGGGTTATGCCCGGGCTGCGACTGACATTCGCGCCAAGGTGGTCGATGAAGAGAGCCGCACAGTCAAGATCGCCGTGTCTTCTGAATTTCCTGTCGAACGATCTTTCGGCAAGGAAGTACTGGTACACGAAGAAGAATCTATTGATCTCGACTTTTTGAGGTCTGGCCGCGCCCCACTGCTGCTTGACCATGACATGTATCGCCAGATCGGCGTCATTCAATCCGTGGAGATTTCCGCAGATCGGCGACTACGGGCCATTGTCCGGTTCGGTCGTTCGCCGCTCGCCCAGGAAATCTTTCAGGAC